GTTGTCTTCCACTGCCTCTTCCGTGATGGAGAAGCCCAGAGCGATGGTTTCGTGAGTGTAGCGAGCGGTAAAGGCTTCCTGCGCGTTGTCATAAGCGATGGATGTACCCTCGTTTTTAACAGGTGCAGCGCCGAAACCGGACAGCTTGGTCTCTTCTTCGAACGAACGCTCAGAAGATTCTGTTTCGTAAATCTCCTTGTGCTCTTCGCCGTAGCGAGCATATTCCAGACCAAACAGTGCGTTCAGGCCGGGGAGCAGTTCTTTAAGTAGTTGTGCGCGTGAAATTGCCATGATTTAACTCCTTACAGGCCGACGTTATTCAAAAACGAATGAGCACTGGGGTTGAATTTAACAAACACATCAGTGAACGCATCGCCCGGTGTGGACGCGAAGCCCACGATACGGAAAGCAGCCGCAGTTTGAACCACAGTTGACTCCAAAGCGCTGGTCGAGTTACCAGTGGTCGTAGAACCAGTGGAGGTGCTCTGTACAGCGGCGAAGAAGGTGTTGCTGCCCAAAGCGGATTGAGCGGCAGAACCATCTAGCTGTGCTTGGAAGGTAACGAATGGGTCAGTGATTACGTACGCAGTTACCACGCCGGTTGTGCCGGAGGGGTAGTACTGGCCGTAAATTTGCTGGCCTTGTGCATTGATGTAGGAAGCACCGACGAAAACGCCGATTGCACCTACACCGCTGCCACCAAGGTTATTGGTGGTGATGTCTGCGCCGGTAGCGGTAGACAGGGCGATATAACCGTCAGCGCCGATGATAACGACTTGCCCGTAAAACAGGTTTGTGCCTTCACCAGCGGGGTCGATCAGGAACTGACTCGTAGCGCCAGCATAAGGCATGCCGTCGATACGATTAATGGGACGTAGCCCATAGGGGGAAGCGGTAGCGGCCATTTAAGGACTCCTTGTTACTTTGAACTTGAACCAAATCCGCCACGACTTGTTGTTGACTTGCGGTCAGCAAACAAGGGCATGCGCGGATCACTGTTTCGCATGAAGCTGTTATCTACAGAACTCATCTGGTTTGCAGCCTGTTGGTCGTAATACTCGTTCCGGGCTTGAACTCGATCAATGGCCTGCTTGCAAAGCATGAGGCCACCTGTCTCAACGTTTCCGGTCTTAGCATCGCCTTCCAACAGTAACTCCGGGTGATCCACTGCCTTCACTGGCTCCCAGCCTTCGCGCATCATTTTTGATACGTGCGTCGGTTGTGCCATTCCATTGATGCTCGTCATGATGTAACGATACCTATAGTTGGCGTCTGGAAGCGGATCGGGCAAGGCACTCGAAGGTTTGTAAACAAAACGAGTTGTTTTAGCGCGTAACTCAAGGTCACGAGGGTTCCGGTTTGTGTTTTCAGCCATTTGATTTCTCCAATTTTGCTACTTCGTTTGCGTACTGCTGCGGCGTAAGTCCATACCTCTTTGCCAACGCTACTTGCGTCGGTGTCAGTTGTATCTTTCTTGCGCCCGTAGAGCGAGTTGCTGGTGCAACCACCGAACTAGGTCGTTTGGAGCCATCGCCGGAACGTGGCTTGTCTTCACCGCCGAATACTTCCGGAAATGTTGACTTCATGCGAGCATCAATGCGCTCGAAATATTCATCAGAGCGGGGGTCAAGTCCCGAGTTGACTAGTTTTTGGTGCAGCCCTAGTGCAAAGCTGGTGTGTTCCTCATATCCCGTAGAACCGAACCACTGGTTTTTAGCCTGCCAGCGAACAGTTTTTTCGTCGATTTCTGGACGGGATGCTTGTGGTTGAGTTTGTACAGTAGTTTCAGCGTCTTGTAAAGGGGGTGCGCGGAAGTTTTTTGCAGCCTCGGTTCGCATCTTGGCGTCCGTCATGGCTTCTTGGGCTGCAACTAAGGCATCTGCGTCACCGGATTCATACGCTGCTTTGTATTGCCGCTTGGCATTTTCCAGTTCGCTGTCCGCCACCTGCTTGATGGAGGCTGCGTATTGTTCAGTGCCAGACTTAACATACTCTTTAAGTTTGGTGTTCTCACTGACCATGTGCTGGGCGAGGCGCTCAAGCTCCTGCTTTTCGCGGAGCAGCGACTCTTTCGCCCTGCGCTCATCGTGACGGGCATGAGTTAGCTCTTTGATACGTTTTTTGACGCCCTCCGAATAGCTTTCAATCTCTTCGTCGGTGGGGTCTTCCACCTCGCGGTCCAGTGGCTTGCGGCCACGGTCTTTTTCGGGGGTGTCATCAACGATCTCGACCTCGACATCATCACCGGAAACGGTGACTTCAACGTCTTTGTCGTTATCGTCAAGCTCATCTGGAAATTTAAAAGCAGGCATTTTTTGCTCCTTAGGCGCGGGTGTAACCCCGGGGATCTTGCACAACACATTCAATTTGGTCGTCGTTCAGTACCCTGAACTCTTTACCAAACACTCGAAAGCGCGTACCGGTATAGGTACGCACGAGCACAAAGTCGCCCTCTTTACACCATGGTCCTGATGGAAATTTGGCGGTGTCTTTGTACGCATCTGGCCCGAGCTTCATAACCCAAAGCACGGTTGTGGCGCTCTCTTCAAGGCGCATGCTTGCGGTATCTCGGATAAGGTCCAGAGATGTTCCGGCAAGTTTCTCGTCTACGGCAGGCACGATACACAGCATCTTGTAGCCCGTCGGTATAGGCAAAGCGGACGCTTTATCGCCGTCCTCCTCTGGCTTATCTAGGGGCTGGATGTATTTGGGCAAAGTAATGCCCGGAGGCAGAAGGATTTCACTCATCTGTTTGTTCGGCTTTCTTCACAAGGTCAAGTAAATGGCGCTCTGCGATAGCCAGACCCTGAATGGTTCCGCAGAGTTTTTGATATTCCTCAAATGAGCGACACGCCCCACTGGCGGCATCATCCGCATAGTTGTTCATGTCGGTGCGTATTTGTTCGCGCAATACACGGGCGAAGTCCTGAATCATGGTGTTTTCCTTAGTTTGGCAACCTCAATGGCTGTTTTGTCTTGCTGCGCCTGAGCCTTGAGCGCAAGCTCTTGCCCTTTGATCTGTGCATCGGCCTGATTCTTTTGAGCCTTGACCTGCAATTCGCCTTCTTTGATTTGCAAGGTTTTCTGTTGCATTTGAACAACAGGATCTTCTGCCTGTTTCTGGATCTCTTGCTGAGCGGCCTGCGCTTGGTTTTGCTGCAAGAGTTGTTGAGAAGCCTGCGCCAGCATTTTGGACAGAGAGATTTCGATCTCCGGTGGCAACTGTTCTCCCTCTGGAGGCAGTGGCATACCGAGTTGCTGCTCAATCTTCTGGCGATAACCAAAGCCAACGTGCTCTGCAATATGGGCCATGGCCGCAGCCTGCATCGCTCCCGCCCTTGGGTTCTGCCCAATCAACTCCATGATGATCGGGTCTTGCATCGCGGACTGGTGGACCTGAATATGGGCCTGATGGTCCTGATGCTGGAAGGCTTTGACGGGCTTGCCTTTAAGGATGTTCTGGTTCTCAGAGACCGGATCTGTCGGCTTCTGGTCTTCGTCCATGGGGACCAGCTTGTCGGCATTCTTGATGCCCAGAACATCCAACATGCCCCTGTGCAGTTTTGGCAGGTCGTAGATGTCCGGCGCGGATTGAGCCAGTTGAATAACCGCCTGATACTGCACCACCCGTTGAGAAAGGGTAGCTGCGTTGGGGTCGCTGACGGGCAGGATGTCCACATGGCGGTAGTCGCCCTTTTTGGCCCTTGGGCCTTGCTCGCCGTCCGGCTCGTAGGTGTACTCGTCATCGGTGTAGTCCCGAATGATCGCCGCCAAAAGTTGAAGCTCCTGCTTCAGGGCAAAGTGGACCCGAGCCTGAACTGCGGTCATGACCTTGAGTTGTCTCTCCAGCAGAGCCAGAGTGGAACCCACAGGTGCATTGGCACCCATGTCGCTGATCTTCATGTCTGCGGTGGCTGCAAATCTGCGGCCCTCTTCCACAATGCTGCTCAGCAGTCCCATCAGAACCTGACTTGGTTCTTTGTAAGGCAGCGGCAAGATGTTGTCTTTGATCGTGCCGGAACCCACATCCACATCTCGGAACTCGCCCGGGGCGATTGGGGTATCGTCGCCCTTGATCCGCAGACCACGGGACTTCAGACCACCGGGCAGGTTGCTCAAGGTACCTGCGTCGATCAACTGACGCATCAAGCTGGTGGCAGAGTTGGCGAAGCCACCAATCAGGTGGAAGAGGCCGAAGCCATACGCACCAAAGCCGGGGATGTATTGGTAGTGGACGAAGTGCTGGCGCTTGAGGTGGAGATCGTCCTCCTCCTTCCAGTTGCGCCGGATGGACAATTTGGTGTTTGTTCCGCGAAGGAAGGTCACCACATACGGCAGAGCGATACCTGTAGGTTCGCCGTCATCGTCCTTATCACACAATGGATCGTCTTTGATGCACAGCTTGACGTGGCTCTCGTACAGGGTGAAGCGCTCGTCGTTTAAATCAGCAAAGCCGGTCTCTTTGTCCTTGGCCTTGTTGATCTCATCAATCGCTCGATCAGGACTGCCAATGTCTACATCGCAGTAAAAGCCTGCCTGTTGTAGCTCCATGATCTCGTTCTTGGTCTTGCGCATAACATGCGTGACCCGGTAGCAACTCTGTATGTCTGAGGTTCCGTAAGGCAGCAAGATGTCTTCTGCGGGGATGAAGATCGAGGTCTGGCGTCCAATGCTTGGGTCGTAATACACCTTCTTGAAGGCCGAACCCGTGGCCGGTAGGCTCCACAACATACGTTCATGCTCTGGGCGGAACTCCTGCATGACCTCGGTCAACTGGAAGTTCATGTCATCCTGAACCCTTTGAGCCGCCTCTTTCTTGATGGGGGTGTCCTTGCCCATGATTTTGGTGCGGACGGGACCCTGCGCCGGGAATGTTTCGGTGATGGTTTCCGACTGAAAGCGGACCACCGCCTCGGTGATCATGGGATGGAAGACTCCAGATGCGCCGTCCCACGGCTCAGTGCGCTCCTCAATCTGAAGGCCAAGAAGCTTCAGTCCGGTGACATACGCCTTCTCCCACTCCTTGCGGGAGTTCTTGTCATTTTCAATGTCGCTGGCCAGATCACTGATCAACAAGGACATCGCGCCCTCTGGCAGAAACTCAGCGAGGTTGGCATCAAAATCATCAATGCTTGGCTCACCCTTCTGGATACTGATCTCAAGATCTCCAATTCCAATGTTGACCTCTTCGGGGTCAATGATCTCAATCTCAATGGCTTCTGCTGCATCATCCTCCATGGATTGTTGGTAGAGGGCCTTGACAATATTGGTAGCCATAGATATTCCTTAGTAATACGCAGCTTTGCGGCGAAAGCTTGGTTGATCTTCTTCATCGCTCTCGAGGTGTATAAAGCCTCCACGCCTAAATCTCAGTAACGCTTGGCTGGTTGAGTCAACAAGGTCATCGTTGTCCCCGTTCGGAAAGGACGCGATCTCCTCCATCAACTCATCTGCCCATCTGGTGTCTGGACACCAAACCACGCCCGACGCAAAAAGATCGGAAATGGCGTTTACACGCGCAATCTTATCGCTTCCTTTGCCCGGTGTATATTCCGAAAGAGGAACACCTATCTGGCGAAGCTCATAAATGAGGGGCGCACCTGCGGCTTTTTTCTCAATGATCAGGGTATCCGGCTCCCACTCCTGATAAAGCTCCAGAGCCTTTTGTTTAAGCTCCGGGAACTCCATCCGGGCCTTGAAGGAGTCCAAACAGATGATGTTTGTCCGGTTTACACCCTGCTCATTGGGGTGGTCGAAGACCCCCCACGTTGTGCAAGCTGAATAGTCTGCGCGGTTTGTCTTCTCGAAGGCGGTATCCCAGCTTTGGATGATGTAGTCACAGATTGGGGGTCTCTCAGACTCCCAGATCTTCCACATGTCGCGCTTGATGATCGCGTTTCCCTCGGATGTGGGGTTCTGTTGGTACTGCGCCTCCCACTTGGCGACTGGAATCTCGGCCTTGATGGCTTCCAGCTCTTCCTTTTTCCAAAAACCGGGCCACAAAGGGCTTCC